ATCTGGAGGATAACAATGGTAATAGGGCTTAGCGGCTATAGTCGTAGCGGAAAAGACACAACAGCAGGAATGTTGATTGGTCTTCACGGATACGATAATCGTGCATTTGCTAATGGCGTTCGTGAGCTACTTTTAGCCGTCAATCCAATTCTTGAAGACGGCCATAGATTAAATGAAGTAGTTACTCAATTTAATTGGGAAATTGCTAAAGCACGTACAGAAACTCGTAGACTTCTTCAAGAACTTGGGCTTAATGCTCGTAAGTTTTTTGGAGACGATGTTTGGGTAAAACGAGCAATGGCTGGTGTAACTTCAGGTGACAAAGTTGTTTTTACTGATGTTCGCTTTCCTAATGAGGCGCACACCATTAAAGAATTAGGCGGAGAAATTTGGCGTATTCAACGTCCAGGAGTTAATGCTGTTAATAACCACCCATCAGAATCCGCTATGGATGAATGGAAGTTTGACAAAATTATTGTTAACAACACCGGATTAGACGGACTTAAAGAGCAGATTGCAGCCTGCCTAGCATGACTTTTACAGGAACACTTCTTCCATATCAGCCGGAAGCCGTAGACAAAATGTGTGAGCGTCGTAAGATGCTCGTTGCCTACGACCTTGGTCTTGGTAAAACTGTTCTTACAATTGCTGCTATTGAACGTCTTATGGATTCACGAGATATTACAGAACCAGGTCTGGTAATCTGTTTATCTAGCCTTAAATACCAATGGGCTAATCAGATTAGGAAATTTACAGATGGCACTTCAAACCCTTTGGTCATTGATGGCTCCAAAGCTAAAAGAGCAGAGCAATACGCTCAAGCTCTCGACTGGCGAACCTCAAAAGTTGATTACATCATCCTTAACTACGAGCAAGTTGTTAACGACTGGGATTTCATTAAAAAGCTCCCAAGAGGATTTGTAGTACTTGACGAAGCAACGGCTATTAAATCTTTTCGTTCTAAACGTTCTAAGCAAGTTAAAAAATTAAATAACGCGCCTTTCAAGTTTGCTCTCACGGGCACTCCTATTGAAAACGGTAAACCAGAAGAGCTTTACTCCATCATGCAATTTGTGGACGCAGATGTATTAGGTCGCTTTGATATCTTTGACAGTACATTTATTGTGCGTAATAACTGGGGTGGTGTAGACCGTTACCGTAATTTACAGACTCTTCATGAAGTTATGAAAAAAGCATCTGTTCGTAAATCGCAGAAAGATGCAGATGTTGCTCCTTTTCTTCCAGACGTTATTCACAAAGACCCAGTAGCAGTTGTTTTTGATAGAAAGTCTGCAAAACTGTACGACAAAATTCAACGCGACCTTCTACAAGACCTAGATGATGCACAGTCAATGTTCGGCAGTTCTTTTAACATCAACGCTCATTACGGTTTTGAGTCTTCTCGTGGAGGACTAGAGGATGAAATGCGTGGCAAGATTATGTCTAAGGTAGGCGCACTAAAAATGGTTTGCTCTCATCCTGACCTTATTCGCACATCTGCTATTAAGTTTGCCAACATGTCTGGAGAAGGCTCTGCTTACGCTACAGAGCTGGTTAATGAAGGACTATTAGAAGGTGTACATAAATCACCTAAACTTGAGTACCTTGTTCAATATGTTAAAGACTTTCTTGAACAAGATGATGTTAACAAAGTAGTTATCTTTGCTACTTATGTAGATATGCTGGATAAAATAGCCGAACAATTAGGTCCAGACCAATGTAGACTGTACTCAGGTAAACTTGATGCTAAAACTAAAGAGGAGAACAAAATTGCTTTTAACAATGACCCTTCTATTAGGGTTCTCATTAGCTCTGACGCGGGTGGTTACGGCGTGGATTTACCCGCTGGCAATCTCCTCATTAATTACGATTTACCGTGGTCTTCAGGAGCGGCAACGCAAAGAAACGGCCGTATCATCCGAGCATCATCTAGATTTCAGTCCGCCGTTATACAGGACATTATCATCGGAGGCTCTGTGGAAGAACGACAATGGGCCTCACTCCAACAAAAATCAAGCGTAGCGAGCGCAATTATTGATGGTGAAGGTATTGATGATAAGGGTGGAGTTCCTTTAACTGTAAGTACTTTACGCTCATTCTTAACCTCATCTACAGTGTAGAATATACGGATGGCTACACCAGCGAAGACCCCAACGCGTACTATTCGCGTACCTGACGACTTATGGAAGGCCGTACAGAAGAAAGCCGCCTCAGAAGGAGTTACGGTTACTAGCGTTATTATTAAAGCGCTCGAGTCTTACTTGACTTCCTCTTCTAAGGAGTAATAGGCTCGCCCCATACCTAAGGGGGATACATGAGCACAGCTCTTGAAAGCGCCGTACAGCAATACGTTTCTATTGATGATGAGATTAAGCTTTTATCAAAACGCAAAGATGAACTCAAAAAGCGTCTTATGGAAACCGTTGAAGCCGAAGGCGAAGTAGACGGAAAAGGTCATGTAACTTTAGAAGTCGGCGATGTAAAACTTGTACGTCAGCGCAAAACCTCTAACCCTATTGATATGGAAATTGCTCAGCGCATTATTGCTGAAAAACATCTTGAAGAAGAGTGTATTAAGATGATTCCTCAACTAGACTCTGATGCGATTATGGCTGCCTATTACAAAGAGCTTATTACAGAGCAGGAGATTGATGAAATGTTTCCACTTAAAGTTTCTTATGCGTTTTTGGTCAACACTAAATGACAGATGATTTAATTGATGAGATGTTCAGTAGCGTTGATTCGTATTACCCAGGTAGCAAACGTAAACGCCGTGAACCTAAAAAAGTTGAAGTAAAAACCGAAGCACACTGGGACTCTAGGCCCCAGCTTAAACCTCTTCCCAACGGCAAAGAGTTGGAACTCTTTACGGTGGGGGCACTTGCCAGCGCCTTAGGGCGACCATTCGTCTCAATCCGAGTGTGGAATAAAAAGGGTTATTTGCCAAAATCGCCTTACAGACTTCCCACTACAAAAGACAAGAATGGCAACGACCACGAAGGGCGACGCTTGTATAGCCGTGCCATGATTGAATCGGTCATATCAATATTTGATAAGGCTGGACTTCTTCATGTCAAGCGTATAGACTGGGAAGCGAACCGCAATATCACCCAATTGATTGCGGCATCTTGGAGTGAAATCCTTGATGTGGAAACTAAATAATGCCAACTATGCAAACAAAGGATAAATGCACATGTCAATTCAAGTAAATGACGAGTTCGTTCCAGAAACAGATGAATTCGCAATCGAAAACGTCGATGCTCGTCCAGAAGGTCAAGCGCTCGATAACGTAGTACAGCAAGGATGGGCAGTAGCAGCAGAGTCTGTGAAGCCAAAAGAATTCGCTAAGGATTTTAAGATTAGTGAAACGCCTCAACTTGTAAAATTCATTGGGTCCGAAAATGGGCCAATCAAGTATAAGCAACACTGGTTAGAACAAAAGTCTGAAGGACAACGTTCATACACTTGTCTTGAAGGTGTTTGCCCATTGTGTTTGCGACTTAAGGATGTTCCTGAAAAGAAGTTTTTGTTTTCAGTAGCCGTCCTTACTAAGGAAGAGANTGTTCTTACGAAGCTTATTGCTTCACCTAAATTCTTCCAAGCACTACTTTCAGCAGAACATAACCCTACTAGCGGACCATTGCTCAAGAATTATTGGGCGTTGTCACGTTTTGGAAAAATGCAACAAACCACATACACGGTTACTCCTGTTAAGGGACGAGACCTTATGGAAGATTGGGGCATTGATGAAGCTACCGCGGAAGCTGCAATTGCAGAGATGAAGGCATATGACTCTTCATCAGTTCGTCGCTCTTCTGTAGAAGAGTTAAACGAAATCGTTGACGCTTTAATCTAACAATAGATGTAAGGTGACTGGACGTTTAGGCGTCCAGTCATTTTGCTCAGGGGGACTATATGAACATTATTACGACTAAAGAAGCACTTGATGAACTTGTTGAGTACTACCTAAAACAAGATTCATTTGCATACGATTTAGAAACCGTAGGACCATTTCGCGGTGTGACAGTCGTTAATGAAGTGCTGTGGATTTCATTAGCCACACACGGACGCGGTGATGTTATTCCTCTTGGTCATCCTAATGGCGAGTTTGATTATGAATCTTTTCCTCTTTTACCTAAAGGTGAGAAAAAGCTTGCAGAAGGCGTTGAATTAAAAGCCACTGATTACTCCAGAGATAAGAAAAAAGCTATTCATCATTTTTTAACACCACCACCNCAGTTGTTTCCTGCTGAAGTATTTGCCGCCCTTAAGCCACTTATGTTTGGTGAAGGTCGTACGCTCGTAGGACACAACTTAGTATTTGATTTAACATCTATTGCAAAGTACTACGGCGGTGAAGTCCCTACAGGTCCTTACTTTGACACCATGATTGCTTCATTCCTTTACGATAACAAGAACAA